GAATACCCATATAATATGCAACTAATGAACTTGCACCGCTACCCCTTAATAACCAAAGCGAGCCTTTTCTTTTTATAATTTGTATAATATCCCAGACCTGTTTGTAGGTTTCAATAAATCCTTTATCCTCAATAATTTCAAACTCTTCTTTTAACCTTCTAACATAATCAAAGTGTAATGGATATTCTTTTACAAATTTATCTATCAGCACTTTACACATAACTTATTCTTCAAACCAACTATTCGGAATTTCCTTATCAGCATACTTAAATCCGTGCTTTTCACACCACATTGCGTATGTAGTTTTGGATTTTTTACTTATTTTATTTTTTGAGTTTGTAAATACAAAACGAACATCCAATTCAGGATGTTGTGATTTGACTAACAAATGTTTTTTTCTATCTGCAAGAACAAACCTACCTTTTGTTTCTACTCTAATTTCATTAGGTAAACGAAAATCAGGGTGGTAATTATGTTCAGAAGCAGGTATAATATAAGAAACCTGTTCTGTTTCATATTCAACCTTAATCCCTCTACTCGCGATTTGTTTAGAGATACTTTCTTCAAGACCTGACTTAAATCCATGTTTTTTTGCAACCCATTTAGAGTTATTCTTTTTTGTAACTTTTTTCTTAACCATTAAATTTATTTCTTTACTGTATCAGAGTATTTTTTCTCATTTACTTCTCCACCTCTGCCTGTTTTGAATTTTGCAGCAGTTAATACTTGTTCATCTGCTTTTAGTAAATCATTTGTAGTATAAGGAGTTTTTGCATTAACGCCTGCATCGAATGAAATTTTATCTACACCAAGAGCTGTCTTTTGCTCTTCATACATTGTTAAAATATCTTTTGCCATAGTTTTTCTTTTACTATAAATATATATTAAATATCAAATCGTACAATAAAGTTTACAGGAAAATCAGGTTCAGATTTAATTGGTTGGGGTAATTTTGCTACTGCAACTAAATCACAGTCATCATCATATAAACCAATAGTTGTAATAAAAGGTGTTAGGAATGATGCTGTTGTATCTATCGAACCACTTATATCCCAATCATCGAATCCGCCGGATATAGCTGAATTATATGATGAACCAAATCTAAAATCTAATATATCACCAGAATCTGTTTGAAAACGTTTTTTTACAAATCTTATTCCTGCTTTTGTTTCCACTTTATAAACTTTATTATCTGACCCGGTTACAAATCCATATTCAAATCCAACATCTTTTACTGCTGAAGGGTTTTGAGAAAAATTAAATTCATCTTCGTTTGCTATAAGTAAATATTCGTGCTCATAAATAGTTTTAGTAGAATTAAATGATATATCCCAACTACCAGATATTCTTGTATGAGGTTGTTTCGTTAATACTACTAAACCCTGATTATAAAATACGTTTCCGATTTTTTCACTACCCGCTGCTTCATCTAAAAATACTAAGTTATCAACAACAAATGTTCCATTATTATTTAAATTTACCGATACTATGTTTGCAGTATATGCCGTACCTTCATGTTCTAACACTAATTGATTTGTATTGAGATTGAGACTTGTAATTGTTACTGTATAAGAATTATTTAAAATATCAGTAAAAACACTACTTCCTGATATGATTAAGGTTGAAAAATTTATTGTATCTCCTTCAGTACCAATCAAATTTCCATTTGAATCATCTACAAATGTTCCTGTAGAATCTATTAATGTTACTGAACCCTTTTTTATACCTTCACCAACATATATTTGTGGAATAGAAATTACTTTAGCAGAGCCAGTCATAAATCTTTCACTACCGGAACCTGTAGAAAAGGTTGTGGATTTATTTCCAAATCTTAAAAATGGATTATTAACATTTTCATTATAAAATTGTGCTCTTAATTGGCCAAATATAGAATTTTGTGGAAATTGAGATGAAGATACGCTTGATGTGGCGTTGGCCTCATATACATCTAATGCCGTATTATTATTATCAAATGACCATTTTTTGTAAGCCTTAAAAGGTCTTACACTAATATCCGATTTAGGTATTCTTTTTAACATATCTACTATAAATATCTACCTAAAAGAAAACCCAACCTTACGGGGCTGGGTTTTACTAATCTGTTGGTTATTCTCTATTAGAAATCTAATTTTACTTTTATTGCCACTTCTTTGTCGAATGACTTTTCGACGGGCTTTGATACTTTTGCAACGGCTAACAGCTCGTTAGCGTCATCGTATAGGCCAACAGTAGTTATGTATACTCTCGGGTCTTTTTCAAATGAAGTTACTGCAAATTTTCCTACTGAACCTGAAACAAAAGTTGGGTTGTTAGAAAAGTTAAATTCTCTATTGTTTGCTCTTACAAAGAAATGAGATGTTGATACATTTTCTGTTCTACGTGCTTCAAAATCACCTCCCAATTCAATAGCCTTTAGTAATTTAACTGAACCAACTAAGTTATGATTAGCACTTACTGCAGATGATGAAGCTGGTGCCAATTCGACACCTACTGATGAAGAAAGTGCATTGGGGTTTAAAAGAATTATACCCATATCAGGGAAAAATAATCCATATCCTTGTCCATTATGAGCTGTAACATTTGAAATAGATGCAGTTAATGCAGAACCTATATTTAAAGAACCACTTACTAAATTAAAAACTCTTCCTGCGGTTGTTACATTTTCATCTGTTCCACCACTATCATCTATTAAAGTAATTGTTCTGGAAGAACCAGATAATACTAATGAAAAATTTCCTGGATCAAGTCTTTCTTTATATCTTGCTCTATTAATGTTTATTGCGTAAAAATTTCTTATATCATGTGTCAAAGAAGCTGCTGAAGCCGTAACAGAACCACTCTTTACAGTAAATAAATTATCTTCTCTATCTAAAAGAATGTTTCTTAATTGATTATAAACTGCTTTTGTTGGTAATTTACTACTATCATCTTGTGCTAATGTTGGTGCACCGAATCCATCTATATCACCATATGCTATTGAAAATTGTTTTACAGATGCTTCATCTGAGGGATTTAAATTATAAACATCAATAAAATATTTTGCTGTAGATGATGCTGTTTGTGCTGATGAAGTAAAAAATGTTGTTAAAGAACCTGTATCACCACTCCATATACCTGAAGTTACTATTTCAGTCCTATTAGTTACTTTATCAATTGCTCCAAACCTTTTATAGATACCATTTGTAATTGTTGTTAAATCCCCACTAATTTGTTCACCTTGTCCCAAAAAGTTATTCATGATTCTAACTAATTCGTTAGTATCAATTGGTGTTCCTGCGGTGTTAGCTGCGCCTGCTAAATATTGTGATAAGTTACTTGCTAAAAGGGCTCCTCTATTGTCTCTGATTACTGCCATATTATTTAAGATTGTACAAAGGTTACTGTTATTGGTATAGTTTGTGAACCACCTGTCTCATTACCATAAACTGTGATTGTAGTTTTGATAGTAGAAGTTAAAGATGGGTTTGGAATAAATTTGAAAGTTATACCTTTTGCAATTGCCGCTGTTGCAGATACATCATCACCAATAAACACCGGTACTGAACCAACTGCTGCTGAAACCCCTTCACCAACAATATCTCCTGCATTTTTATTTGCAAGTACAACCGTATATCCAAACGTTCTATTACCAGCTGGTGAAGTAGTAGGAGATAGTGAAACCTCACCACTTCTTTGGTTTACTGAAATGTTTGGTACACCAAATTCTACAACAGGAATCCTAGTTGTATTTTTTGGAAGTGTTACTAATTTATATTTCATCACCTGAGTTTCATCAGGATTAGCTTCTAATACAGGCATATTTTTAATAGCCGAATCATAATAAGCTGAACCTAATGGGTGTGCTGGCTCATATAAAGAATAATCTATTTCATCATCAGCCAGTGCAAATTGTGTAATGTTTAAACCTTGTCCTGCTGCTAATTTTTCTCTACCTTTTTTTGTTAGTATAGCATCTACAGTCAATTCGGTATTACTTAAATATCCCATAATGTATGTTTATTCGTTTGATAATAAATATAATATTTTTTAAATTCCGTTATTCTACTTCCAATATTGGTTCACTTGCATCTCTACCTGCCTTATTTACTCTTAATGTATTAGGATTTGTAGTAAATGTTTCAACAGGTGGTGTACCATCCAAAGTTGTCGCTGAAGTATTTTTGGAACCTCTAAAAAATGAGTTTTCCATACCTCTTGTCAAATCGGATGTATTACGATAGTGAGTTCCTAAATATCCATTTACCGGCACAACTGAAACAATACTTCCTGTTCCTGCATTGATTACCTTAGAACCAGAGAATGGTTGAATATTTAGCCTTGTCTCTGTGTAGAACGATGATGTTAGATAATAACCACCTCTTGGGTCTGCTTTACCTGTGCTTGGAATTACAAAATTGGGTTTTAATACTTCTCTACTTTTTTGTTCTGTTATTAAATCAACCTTAATTCTTTGTTTTACTCTTCTACCTTCTTTATTAAAAAAGGTACGAATTGCATGTCCATGTTCCGCATAAATACCAAATCCAACCGTTTCAAAATCTGTTTGACCAACAATTGAATTTAAATCATAAATATCTATTTCTGATAATAATGTGCCTTTACTTAATTCTGCATTTATTGTCACTTGTTGCTGATACATATCTGATTCCGTAGTTATAGAATTATCCGCATCTATTGAACTTGTAAATTGATAATTTTCTGCTAATATACTATCAACTGAAGCGGTAAATACATTTCCTTCATACTGATTATTTTGACCAGACAATATTTGACTTTCATCCGTATTAATGGTTGTAACGTATTGATTTGTTTCTGCGGTTGTTAATATATGTTGTTTAGTATTAATTAAAGATTCTTGTTGATAGTTTGAACCTGTGGGTTTTGATTGTTTTATTTTACTTCTTTCAAGAATATGTGGCTCAATCAATAAACCAGCTGTAGCTTTTACCCTTGCAGGTAACATTTTTTTAATATCTTTAAATAAAGATTCTTCGTATGATTTTATTAAGTTAATATATTGGTATATGTCCCTACCATCAAATCTTTGAAAATAATAATTTCGTAGAATATCTAAAGATTTATAATTCTCTTTGTATTCATCTGCTGGATTACCTATGTAATCATCTAAACTAATACCACCAAAAGATTTAGCTATATCTATATTCAATTCTTTTGTGGGTGAAAAAAATAATCCGACCCTATTTGTATCTATGGGAGAATTATCAAATGATTTTTTGGTAGCTCTACTTTTTACCGATAAATTAATTCCACCAGATACATCGTTTCCAAAAATATCTGTTTGTGATTCAAAACGAATTTTATTTGTAGAATATCTACTAGAACCTACATTTGGTATTTCCAAAGATATAGTTCTTTCCAATGGTTCAAAATTGTAAGGATGAGATAAACTACTACTAAAGTAATATGCAGATGCTGAAAATGATGCTGATACATTTTCCGAAAATATTGTTGAACCTGAAATAATTGAAACTGTACCGTTTTCTAAATCATTTCTTACTACTGATTGGCTAAAATAAATGTTAGTATCTACATTTATTAAAGAAGAGGTTAGCGCTAAATTTTTAGGATATTCAAAATCTAATCTAAAGAAAAGGTCTTCAGTAGAAGATGATATATGATTACCATTTATAGCTTCAGGAAAAAAGACGTGTTTGTAAAACGCAGATGATGATAATGGCGTAGACCATAAACGTAATTCATCTATACTACCACTATAATTTCCTCCAATCCAAAGCTTGCTTCCACTACTAAAATTATTACTTGTTGAAGAAGAAAATGCGTTCTCAAATATATTTCTATCATTTTCTATCTGTTTTAAATCTAACTTAATACCATAAGAACCAGTTGATAAACATATACCAAAAAACCTATCGTTAAATATTGGTAATAAAGAGGATGATACAATTGTTGTACTACCGCTATTAAAAATTACCTTTCCAAATTCACTATCACTACTTCCACTTAATTGTAGATTCCAATTGCCTGATCCTGAAAGTATTGTCCAGTTTCCTGCATATGCCGGTTTAGTAAATAATTCTATTGTTTTCGGTTTATCTCCTTTATCAGTAGTTTTCCATTCAAGTTCAATTATAGAACCACTATTCATATTAAGTGTGTACGTTAAATTATCCATAGATAATTTTGTAGTACCTACATCTTCTATATCATTAAATCTTTTCGCTGGTTCAGGACCTCCAAATTCTAATATTGTTAAGTTAGAAGATGGAATACCATAACATGCCATTAACGCATGAATACCACGCTTTGTACCTTTGTTTTTTAATAGAAAAGTTAAATTATTTAATATTCTACGCCAAATTTCATTATTTCTATCTTTTGGCGTTTTTGAATTTTTTACGTCACCATCAACATTATAACCTAAACTATATTCCCATAATTTTTTGTTTGCAGCAATGTTGTTTGCATCCCAACCTAAAGATTTTAATGTATCATATAAAAGTTTATCGGATATATCTGTTTTTTTATAACCCCTATTTCTACTTTTTTCAATAGATTTTGTATAGAAAAAAATGTTATCAAAGTGATGTCCTATCATTGAAAAAAATAAAAGTAAATTACTATTTTCTACATTTTGTAAAATATATTGTGGTATATTATTTTCTATTGAGTGT